ATAATTACTTTAAGGATAAATTAAAATATGAAAATAATATATGATATTGAAACAAACGGTTTATTAGATACAGTTAGTAATATTTGGATAGCTGTTACTAAAAATATAGAAACAAATGAAATAGTTACATTTAGTGATTATGATCCAGATAGCAAACCGTTAAATGAATTAATACCATATTTAAATAAAGCAGAAGTACTTATTGGACATAATATTATTGCTTATGATAATGTTGTGTTACATAAATTATTAAATTGGAAACCTAATAACATTAAATTTATAGATACAATGTTATTATCTCAAATGAATAATTATAGAAGAGAGGGAAAGCATTCATTAGGTAATTTTGGTAAATTATTAAATGATGCTAAAGGTGATTTTAAAGAATTTGATAAATATTCAGAAGCAATGAAAGTTTATGCAATACAAGATGTAAACTTGAACCACAAAGTTTATAATTATGTTGTTAAAGAAGCACATGAACTTATAGCAAATAGACCTACTTATAAAAGAGCATTACAAACTGAACATGCTATTGCTGAATTATGTTCTGAACAAGTTAAAAATAAATGGAAGTTTAATTTACCATTAGCTAAAAAGCATTATGAATATTTAACTTCTGAAATGAAAAAAATTGAAGACAAGGTTAATCCAACTTTAAAACCTAGAAAAGTTATGATTGATAAAGAGCCTAAAACAGCTAAATATTTACAAGATGGTAGATTTAGTTCTGTTAGTGCAAGAATGTTATCACAATTTTTAGGTGAAGAAATTAAACAAACTGATACTGATAAATGGAATCCTAATGATACATTTCAAAGATATGAAATGATTGAAGCCGATCTTGGTAATATGGAACAAGTTAGGGGTATGTTATTAGATAGTGGTTGGAAACCTACACAATTTACACCAAAGGGTGAACCAAAAATAACAGAAGATAGTATACATACTATTGAGGGTGATTTAGGTAAACAAATATTACATTATTATAGTTTAAGAAGCAGACATTCAGTTTTAAAAGGCTGGATTGAACTTGCTGAAGAAAATAATGGACGTGTTTATGTTGAAGCATTTAATGTAGGAACACCAACATTTAGACAAAGACATTCTAAAATAGTAAATGTACCTAATGTTAATTCATTTTTTGGAAAAGAAATGAGAGAATTATTTACAGCTGATGATGGTAAAGTTATGGTTGGTTGTGATAGTGCTGGTAATCAAATTAGAGCATTATGTCATTATTTAAATAGTAAGGATATAAATGAACACGTTTTAAATGGTGATATACACCAAAGAACAGCAGACATTGTAGGTGTTAGCAGACAATTAGCTAAAAGTCTATTATACGCTACAATTTTTGGTGCCGGTTTTGCTAAATTAGGTAAAATGGTAAATGGAATTGAAGATCTAGAAAAAGGTAGAGAAGTTAAAAATAAATTATATGTTGCCTTTCCTGGATTAAAGGAACTAAATAATAGATTAAATAAATTTTTTTATACAACACAAAATAAAGACGGTATGGGTTTTATTCCAGCATTAGATGGAAGAAAAATATATGCTGAGTCTTCATTTAAATTGTTAAATTATTTATTACAAGCATATGAAGCAATTACAGTTAAATCAGCTGTTGTTAATGCTTTTAAAATGTTTAAAGAGGAAAAATTAGATGTTGATATGCTTGGTTTAATTCATGATGAAGTTCAAGTTCAAACTAAACCAGAAAATACACAAAGGGTTAAAGAAATATTATCTTATTCATTTGGTGATTTTATTACTAAAGAATTGGAGCTAAATATTGAAATGGCAGGAGATGCTAAAGAAGGGAAAAATTGGTATGAAACCCACTAATAAGATAATTGGTATTGTTGATGGTGATGTATTGGTATACAGAGCTTGTAATAAAGCCATAAAGGATAATTTAGATGTAAGAAAAACATTTGATGAAATATATGAAGAAGTAAAAATGAATACTGCTTGTGATGAATATAGTTTGCATATTTCAGGTGGTGGTAATTTTAGAAAAGAAATACAACAAACCTTTTTAAACTATAAAGGTAAAAGAAGAGATAAACCTGATAATTATTTAGAATGTCGGGATTATGTTGCTAAAAAATATAAACCAATTATGGTTCCAAATTATGAAGCAGATGATACAGCTTCTGTTGAAGCATTTAAGTATATTAAAAATAAACAATTATATATGCTTATTACTTTAGACAAAGATTGGAAAACTATAGGTGGTTTATTTTATAATTTATTATATAATAATTTATCGGCTGTTTCTAAAGTTGAAGGAATAGAATTTTTTCATCAACAATTATTAACAGGTGACGCTGTAGATAATATACCTGGTATTGAAGGTGTTGGTCCAGTTAAAGCAAATAAGATATTAAAAAATAAAAGTTTAAATGAACAGTTTGAAGCTGTTATTAAAGCTTATAAAAAACATTATCCAGAAGATTTTTTATCACGATTAAATGTAATGGGCACAATGTTATATCTTATTAAAGACTTTAAAGATCATTCACAATGGTCAATAGAATACTGGAGAAATTATTTAAATGGCGTTCAATCAGAAAAAATATAATAAGTCAATTAGAGGTATAGCTGTTACAGCTTGTAAAGCCTCTAAAAGGCGAGCAAGGGATAAGCATTTACCATTTAATTTAACATCAAATTATTTGGAAAGTATTTTTCCTAAAAATTGTATATGTCCTATTCTTGGTTATAAAATGAAAGTATCTAATATTAGCTTAGGTAAATTAAGTCCAACATTAGATCGGATTAATCCAAGAAAAGGATATATAAAAGGTAATGTAGAATTTGTAACCAATATAGCAAATTTAATGATGACTTCTGCTAATGGCAAAGACATTAAAAAGTTTGTTAAATGGGCTACAAAAAGATATAAAATAACAGAAGAGGAATTATATGGGTAAAAACACATCGTTTATAAAACACACAAGTTGTGAAAGTTGTGGTTCATCGGATGCCAATGCGGTATATTCTGATGGATCAGCTTATTGTTTTAGTTGCAGAAAAAATACAGCAGCTGGAACACAAGATACAGAAGTAGAATTTAATGTAGTACAATCACAATTAACTTTGGATGAAATTGAACAGCTTCCAATAGATACATTTAGAGGCATATCCAAAAAGGTTTTATATAATGCTGGTGTTAAAATAGAATATGATGATAAAAGAAATATTACAAGTCATTATTACCCTGTAACAGTAAATAAAAAAATTAAAGCATATAAGAAAAGAATAGTTGTTACTAAAGATTTTAGAATGATAGGTAAAGCTGAAGTACCTGAATTATTTAATCAAGTTAATAGCGGTAAAAGAAAAAACCTAGTTATTACTGAAGGTGAAGTAGATTGTTTATCAATATTAGAAATGCTTACAAAGGCTAAAGCACAATTTGATGTTGTATCAATTGTTAATGGAGCCCAAAGTGCCAGAAGAAATATTGCATCTAATTTAGATTTTGTTAATAAATATGAAAAAGTATTTATAGCATTTGATAATGATGAATTTGGTATTGAGGCTGCAAAGGATGTTGCACATATTATTAAACCTGGTAAAGCACATATTGTAAACAGTATTCATAAAGATGCTAATGAAGCTTTATCAAAAGGTTTAATTGATGAATATTTACAAGATGTATGGAGTGCTAAAGTATATAAACCGGATGCATTTATAACTGGTGAAAAAATATGGCAAGCATTTAAGGAAAGATCTGAAGTTAAATCAATTGCTTATCCTGATTGTTTAAAAGGTTTAAATGATAAATTATTTGGAATGAGATTAGGTGAAATTACTTTATTTACATCTGGTACAGGTTCAGGTAAATCAACAGTTGTTAAAGAAACTATTTTAAATTTATTAGAAAAAACTGAAGATAAAATAGGTTTAATATCTTTAGAAGAATCTATAGGTGATACAGCAACTAAATTAATTGGTATGTCTATTAATAAAAATATTAGAATGCCTGGTGATGTTAGTGATGAAGAAGCTAGAAAAGGTTATGAAAAAGTATTTGGTGATGAAAGATTAATATTATTAGATCATCAAGGATCTGTAGCTGATACTTCTTTATTAGATAGGATTGAATATTTAGCGGCTTTAGGTTGTAATTATTTAATACTTGATCATATTACAATTGCCGTTAGTGAAGGTGTTGATGGAGCAACAGGTAATGAAGCTGTTGACAAGGTTATGTCTTCTTTATTAAAAATTGTTAAAAGGTATAATATTCATTTAACTTTGATATCTCATTTAAGAAAAAGTCCAGGAGATGCTAAGTCATTTGAAGAAGGTGTTATGCCTAATTTAGATTCTATAAAGGGATCTGGAAGTATAAAACAAATAAGCTTTGACATTATAGGTTTTGCTAGAAACATGATGGCTGCTGAAAAACGAGATAGAAATATAGTTAAATTTGCTGTATTAAAATCTAGGTTTAGTGGTGATACAGGTATGTGTGGACAAGCAATTTATAATGTAGACACAGGAAGATTAAATTACAATGAAAGTAATTTAGCTTTTAAAGAAGTGTTATAACCAGTTTCGGTTAGAAGTTAGAACTGCACGTAAGACCTTATTGAGGCGACAGCTAACAGACAATGGTAGGTGGATGAGCAATAGGCTTTTCCTCTCTCGGCCTACATCACTACTAGTAAACCGAAGCAGCTGAGCAACCTGTTTAAAAGGCTCACAAATAAAGGAAATATGAAAACAAAAAAATATAAACCGTTACCTGATTCATTAACAATAAAAAAATCAGATATTGAAGGCTTAGGTATATTTGCCACTAAAGATATAAAGAAAAATACAAATTTAGGAATGATGCATTATATATCTGAATTTAATAATATTATAAGAACACCATTAGGTGGATTTATTAACCATAGTAATAAACCAAACTGTATAAAAGAAAGGGAAGATTGTATATATCATGAAGAAACTCATTTAATCACGAATAGATTAATTAAAAAAGGTGAGGAATTAACTGTTAAATATACAATGTATAAAGTATGATGGAACAATTAATAATAGCATTAAAAGCCCATGCTAAAGGGCATATTGAAAAACATAAAGCAAATGTAATTTTATTATTACAAAAATCTACAGGAATAGCTGAGCATCCTGATATTATCGAAACTATAGAAAAAGAATTAGATATTATAGCTAAATACGATGATCAGTTAGAAATGATTAAAAAATATTTTGAATGATTACAGGGTGGCTTTTATACCACCCTATAATTTAAATTTTATTTTTTACCACCTCTAAATATTTGTGTACCTTTTATACCATATATACTGGCAACAACTAGGATCCACAAATTAGTAAACCAACTGGGTAATTCTGAAAAATATTGAAAAAATAATTTTATTTTATCCATAGCAGTTGGATCATCCGATACCACTGCCCAAGCCAAAATTAAAATTGGAGCCGAAAGTATAATTAAAACAAATTCGTCTTTCCAATCTGATTGTCTTGCCTCTAATAATTTCCCCTGATATTCTGTTTCCCCTTTAGCCATTTTAGCAGCATGCGTATGTTGTGCATCTGCCATAGCCATTTTGGTTTCTTGCCGCTTCTTATAAACATGAGAGGCGGCATTTAAACCTAATTTTAAAGCACTAAACCACATTATTCAGGTTTAGTTGGCCATTCAACAGCCTTAACTTGTTCAACTGTGGTTAATCCATTAGTTATATCCCTAAGAGCTTGTCTATAATTTTTCATATCATCACTCATAATCATATCATTATTAGCTAAATAATCTGTGTCTTTTAATAATGCATTTCGGTCAGATCTTAAATCTTTCATAGATCTATCAAAAGCACCATTATTCCATTCAGCTTCTTGAGCTTGTCTTGCAGTAATTTCTTCAGGAGTTAAATCAAC